CTAATGTGAACAGATGGCCTTTCATAGTCAAGTCATCTTCAGCAGTTATATCACCCTCAACAACAAGCCCTAGATTGCTATATGGTGTACTCATAGTAAGCAAAGTTGGATTAGTACCATTTTGTCTAAGGAAAACTCTTTCTGAACCAAGACCTCCTCCTATACAAAAAGCAACAGGGTCACCTAGTCCACCAGAGATATGAAATCTTTTATCTATTCCACCACTATTATAATATCTACCATATGTAAGCATATTGTCCATAAAATTTACTGAACCAGCACCATTGAGATAGGTAGCTCCCGCAGCTGTTTGTGCAATAGCAAAAGTGTTCCAAGCAAATTGATCGTAGTGTGCAATGTAAGCTATGTCTGCAAATGTAGGATCATCCATATAACCGAGTTTTAATCTACCAAATGTGCAATTGATATCGGTATCAGGAAAAACTTCTAATTTTCCTGTTGGTGCAGCGATACCAATACCAACCCGTTTATCTGTATCATCCCAAACAAATTCAGTAGTTTCTGTATGTACCCATTTATTAAGTGTGGCATCCCAAAATAAAGTTTGACCTTGTGTTGTACCTCTCTCTAATCTTGAATCTCTTTTAACATTAATCAAAGCAAAGCCCCCACATTAATTGTTTGAGCTGCAACATCAGAAATAGCAAACAAAGCATTAGTCGTATCATTATAATCAATAATAACCTCATCACCTGATTCCAATCTGACAAAATCGTTAGTGCCATCAGCCAAAACTCCCGTCTTTCCAATAAAGATAGATCCAGTATTAGATGTATCTGCTCGGATTCTAATAGAACGGGTTGTACCGGTGATAGCTATTGAAACTTGTGTTACTCCAACAACAATATCACCAACACCGATTAAATCGTCTGTTATACCATCAGTATCAATAATAAGTCCATTAGAATCTACTTGTGTAACCCTTGTCGCTTTGGCAGGCCAGTGATAACCTTCCTGCTTCATACCGCTGATTTCTTCAGCTGTAGGCTCTCTGTTCACGACCATTTACATATCCCTCAAAGTTCTTTCTGAATATCTTATTCTTGTCCTTCTCGTCTTTAGCATTAGGATTAGGGACAGGATTACCAGGAGGCATACCGCCACCGCCACCGTAATTAGCGAAGTCTTCTTCAGGGTTGAAAGGTTTCCTTAATGGCTCATCGCCCCATTCATAAGGTTCTTTACCTTGCGATTTTCGATATTCATTGACCGTTAAAGCGCCACGGTCTAACTCTTGCATATTCTGTTCAAACTCAATCTTTTGAATCGTATGGTCAACAGGGAAATATTTAAACACTAAACCGTGATCTTCTCTACCCAATATTTCAGAAATAGTTTTCTTTGTGTGAACATCCTCAATCTTTTGAAAATACGGTCTTAAAGCGTTCCGTATCGTGACACGTTCTTGACCGTCAGTTGTAGCCCTATTTGAATCTTCATAAAAACCCGCTTCTTCAGGACTGACATGATAAGCGCCGAAGACTAATTTAAAATACCACTTTTGACCGTTCAGCCATTCCAAGTCACGGTTGTTATCATTAAGCTTCATAATCTTATCAATAGCCCAATTGATGAAACCTACCTGGTGCGGTTTGCCTTTATAATTATTATTCCATTCCCTTTTAAGTCGTAAGAGTTGTTCTTTGGGTAACTTGGGTAACGTCATAATCAAATCAGGCACAGCGTTGTTTGTATACAAATCTTTATTATACCTGGTTCCCTGGATCAATAGTTCAATCACTTGCTGGATTGATTGCATAGGAGAAAAACCATAAACATCGTAAGACCGTGGATTAATCATTACATATTCAATCTCTCCCGGTTCAAACCGTGTTGGGTTCTGTCTTGGATGTTTGAACGAGTACTGCCAGTAATTCAATAAGTCTTTATGAATATCAACCTGTTTTAACATGGTAGACCCGTCAACACTTTTAAGTTTCAACAATTCTCTTCGTCCCAAAGGTTTTAGTACCAAGCCAAGTTCTTCATCAGTCACTTGACCCCACGCATTATATACCGGTATATTACCCAAAATATAGGAATCGTTAGTATAAACATAATTAAAACAACCCGCATCAATCTCAGCGATGTCTGATATTAATTCTGCATTAACATCACTTATTGTCTGTTTGTTAGGATTTACACTCACTAAGAAATCTTTAACCTTTTTTATATCAGCTTTACGATCAGTTTCGTCCTCGTCATCTTCTGCCACAATGTCCCACGGGATGGTCATGATTTGTTTCTTAAACGCTTGTATAACCATCTGCGCCCAGGGTGACTGTGCAAGTTCTCTCAACTTCCTGGTATCAACACGTCTAGGTTGCCCTAACCTTGAAGAAAAGAACCAGTTTGTATATATCGCTTCCCTATCATTCGGTGTTTGCTGTGTTGAATAAGATAGCGTTGACAAGCCGATTTCTTCATTAACTGTAGGACTTCCAGGCAAGACCTGTTTAGAAATTTGTCCCATGTTTTCCATAATAGATTTAAAAAAAGCCATGTTATTCACGTTATATTTTGTCTTATATTTAAATACCGGTTAAAAAAAGAAAAAAATTAATCCTTTGTAAGAATCATATCTGGTTTCTTGAAAGGATTGTCGAAAATAGGCTTGTTATACAAATGTTCACGAATCATACCAGGAGCAATCTTTTCAGCCATCTTCTCATTGGTGGCCAGCATCTTCTGGTAATTCAAGTACGCCAAGTTCTCTTTCTGCACATCGTTGTATGCATCAGGATCGGCAGCGATTGTCTTATCTGCGTCCAAGCCGGCTTTCTTCTCACATTCATCCTTGATCTGCACAATAATAAAATCCATCTTCTCCATCTGAATCTTGATACAACCTTCTTCAAACACTGCCAATTCTTTTTCAAGCGCTGTGGCGGATTTTAAGTTGTTCTTGTTGGTCTCGATCTGTTGGTTCAATTGTTCAATGCTATTATTCATACCTTGAATATCGTTCCGGATCTTTTCCAACCCTACCAAGATGTCCTTTGTCGAATGTTTAGTAGGTTCCTGTGTCATTGTCTCTTTAATCTTTTCTCCATCCCAATCAAATGTTCTTGTCATCTTTATCTCCCCCTTGTACTGAATCTATTTTAATCACTTCTCTGGTGATAGCTTTACCGGTCTTAATCCGTTCAACAACTTCATAAGCAATCCTATGCTCGGCCGATGTGGGCCTGTTTATCCGTGAACCGTCATGCAACAGAAATTCTGCATAATGAGTATACAAAACCTTCTCACCCTTATCATCCATCTGAAACACTCCGAAAGATATCTCATATTCGTCATTATTAATCTTCTTACCTTCAAGACCAGATATATGCATCTTCGGTGCAGTCGTCTTCCATTTGTTACGGATTTTTATATGTTGAGCTGAACCCATCTCTCTAATAGATTCTATCCGTTTCTTCATCCGGATATTGGTATCAACCAATAATTCCATGGTGGACAGGTCTTTCAGTTGAATCATCTTCTCTTCAATGAAATTTGATAGATTTTTCACTGTTGTTACCATACCAGAATCTTGCATACCTTTCGGTAAAGCTTTCTGACTCTCAGGTAACGGTGCAGGTTTCGGTGCAAACTTTAACTGTTTCTTGGCTTCATCAAGTGATTCGTTGCTTACGGCAAGCTGTGCTCTCAATCTCTCAATCTCACCGTCCTTATTATCATCCTTGTTCTCGTTCAATTGTTTCTCAACTAACTTATCTTCCTTCATTTTTCATCCTCCTTGTTCTGTCTTATCTAAAAGGGTTCTTCTCCTATTTAATTCCTTTTCAACAATATCATAATCAATCTGAATTACGTTCCTCATATCATATAAATGGTCAAACGTATCTATTATATCTTTATATGACCACGTATACATATCTTGCAATGATTTTAAGTCTTTTATTACCATCTTTACCCTCCGTATTAAAATTTTAATAGGAACGACAGGATTCGAACCTGCAACATTGTCTCCAATACCCCCGCTTGAACCAAGTTAGATGGGTTTTGATTTTTACCCAACAAGGCAGGGTACGGCTTTCCTCTCCGCCCTCGTTCCCATTTTATTATACTAATCATTATTATACAAATCATCAAGATAGTCATATTCTCTCTCCCTTGAGCAAAATATGCAACCACTCTCATCAATCAAAGGACATCTACATCTTACACATCTCATTTTCTTTACCCTCCGTTTGATCTATACATATTTATCCAGTTCTTCCTCGAATCTTTCTGTAATATTACTTTAATATCAACCTCTGAACGCTTGCGCATACGCTTCAAAGACCGCATAACACTCTCTCTTGCTGTTCCCGTTTCTCGCATGATATCCTTATAAGACATCCACTTTGGGTAGTTTCTTTCCAACACGTTTGATATCTCTAACTGTCCCATCTTTATATATTACTTTATGCTTCTTTGATTTGAAAAAACTTGTCGGTTCTGGATACAATTTATAATGTTCACAATCCTCACATTTGTATGGGAAATCTTTACACCCAATTCTCATAAAACCACAACATCCATTTCTCATAATAACTAATTTATCGTTCATTTCAGATCATCTTCTGTTAAATTGAAAAAATGTTTGATCCACTCTATCACAGCACCCTTTTCAGCTTGACAATAAAACCCTATTTTATAATTACTAGAAGATAACTGAATATAATCTTCTGAAGATAGTATAATTTCTTTAATCCATTTAATTGCTTCATGTTTTAAATCATCATCGTATTTCATAAAATAATCTTTGCCAATACCCACAAACTCTTGTGCATCCATACCTGTTATATCTTTTAAAGTCTTTCCTTCTACCATACTACCTTTCATATCATCTACCATGCCACGTCCACCTCAACTTGTAAGTTTTCATTTTATCCAATTGTTTTTTAATGCAAACCACTGAGGAACAATCGTATATTTTTCTCCGGTTTGTTCATTAGTAACATAATGAGCTTTATTATCATTTGCAAGTTGATTAGATATTTTCAATACACTACTTGATATATGTGTTCTTACCATTGTTTCTTCCCCACATTCTGAACATTTTACCATGCCACGTCCACCTCAAAACTGTTATCTTCTGCAACTGTCTTCCTTTGATACCCTAATCCAAACACCATACGTTGCATCATTGCGTCAGAGAAGTCACAAGAACGACCAATCGTATCCTTGATATCCTCCTTGCTAATCACCTGGAACTTCTTTTCATTATCCTCAACATCTTTACGTTTAATAGCTTCCATCTCTTCAATAAGCCAGTTGCGCACCTCTGGATCAATATCATTATAACAGCCAACAATACCCTCATTGACATAACTCGCCAGACGGTCATAACACTGTGCCCTAAGATTCTTATAAGAAAACCTATCCGTATCTTGCTCCCTGAATTTCTTACCGTCATCAAACTCTTCAACAGGTTTGCCTGCATTGGTGAACGCATACACACCGTTCAAATGGTCAACCACGCCACCGCCCACGCCGTCCTGGTCTATCACCACGTTTGACATTGGAATGTGCCATTGGTTGCATACACTAATAATCTTTTCTTCAATGAACATTGTGGAAGTCCTGAGATAATACCAAATTCTTTTAATATAATAACCTTGCCATAATATGAAGACAGCTTTGTCCCGGCCATAACGTGCTACATCAACTGATAAGTATAAAGCTTCTTCAGGGTTAGGATAATGTTCTTTCTTAAATATCTGTAGGATTTTTTCATAATCCATTAGTGATGAATCATCCTCCGCATATTCCCATAAGCCGTGCATCAACCGTTCCCGCATGGATTTATCTTTAATCTTGGCCAATATCATACCATAATCTTCAGCAGTGTACGGGTTGTCATTGTATAATGATTGCACAAAGCAACAATCCGCCGGTAATTCCTTGGCCTTCCATGGCTTATAAAAATCAAAATATACCCAGTTCTTCTTAGGGTTGCAGGTTAAAAATATCTTAGCAAACAAATCATACTTCTTGTTCATCTGCCGGCCAATACGGGATTTCAAAACATCAAACGCTTTACCTTTAATCTCTCCCACTTCCTCCAACCAGCCACCTGTATACTCTTCTGACCCAAACCGTTCATACATTGGATCGTTAGGTTTATAAGCAACGTCCATAAGTTCGATTCTCGAGCCGTTCCAAAATTCTATATAGTTGTACTGGGAATTTAGTTTATATGAGCTCTCTGGGATGTTATGGAGCTTGCACACTTTAAGGAAGGTTATATAAGTGCTTTTCATTATCCGTTTCAACTCGTTCCGGCCTATGAACCATTTTGTGCCTGGGTATGCAATACAATTTAATAGCAACCACTCACAACCTAGCCAACTTTTTCCTCCTACCCAGCACCTCCGCCAAACAATATAAATTGTGTCTTATTGTCTTGCAGCTTCTTCCAGCAATCAAACTGTTTAAGTGTCGGTTCAATCTTAATATCAAACGTGGCTTCATTCATCTTCCTCAACCTCCTCGACTGTCTTTTCCTTCTTTTGATTTGGATCTATAATCTCAATTTTAATACCAGCTGCACCGAAATGCTCAATAGCTTGTTTCTCCTGATAGCCACGACTAGCTGCTCGGGTCTTTAAACCAAATATTACTGTCTGCGGGTTCTTCTCGTGAACCAGGTCTTTGAATGCGTCCTCAATCATATCAACCTCACGCTCACGGTATGTATCCATCTGCTTCTTGAAAGCTGGATCATCTAGCCATTGATAATAGAATTTCCGAGACATTTTAATTGCCTTACAGGTCTTAGTGATATTATAATTATTGCGTATAAGAGCGTTCAGAAACTTGTTTTGCTTGGATGTCACTATCATAGGTTTAGGAAGTACACCCTTTGTTACATCAGCTTTCATCTTTCTCCTCCAAGAATCTATAATCCCATTTTCCAGCATTAAATGCTTCAATGGCTTGCCTCATGAACTTTGACCGACTCATTCCCTTACTTTTCAAAAATCTTAAGTCCTCATTATACAACATAATAGAAATTCTCTTTTGCAAATTTTGCACCATATAACTTATATATTTTATATCAACTATATAATAATTTCGGTTATTTATTTAGGTGTTTTTTCATCAATTTTTAGTTTCATAACTTTAATAACCTGATATCAGGGTTTTCCAGTCCATATTATAATAAATATCTACATAATTCTCGGTTTGATACTACCACTTTTCAGGTTATTTAAGTTATATATAGAAACAGAAATCGAAACATTTATATATGAGATAACTTATAAAACTTGAATAGACCAATTATGGGGGTGTACCAACAAAAATGTTAATAATACCGGAAGTACTGAAAAATCAACGATTTATACTATTAAACCATTCTAATGACCCTAGTATAGGAAAAAGGCCACAGGAAATTCAGTGGAACAAGGATAAAAATTATTCTAGGGATGATGTCATTCAAAAGAAAATTAACAAGGATACGTTCATCAGTAAATATGGGGTTTTATGCGGTTATAACAAATTAGTGGTTGTTGATTGTGATACTTTAAACTTCCAAGAATCTTGTATGAAGCATATCGAATTTCAAAATACATTTATCGTTAAAACTGCCGGAAAAGGGTTATATCACTTCTATTTCTATGTTGATGATAACTCTCCAAACACCAAAAGATTAGATCAATTTACTGATTCAGGTAAAAAGCGTGTTGCTGATATCCAAGGTGTCGGCACGCAAGTTGTTGGCCCAAACTCAAAAATCGGTAATAAATCGTATGAAGTTGTTAATGATGTGGGTATTCAGACCATATCATACATAGACCTTATTACGTTATGCAAATCCATGATACCCAACATTCAGGTAATGGAGAATTATAAAAAGCGAAAAGTGATAGAGAACGATGACGATTTTGAGTTTGATCCAGTATTATCTTATATAAAAAGCAAAATAACTATGCGTGATATCTTAGACGAAATCGGCATCAACACTCGCAAAGGCCGGAATTGTGAATGCCCTTTTCATGATTCGGAGAGTAAACAATGTTTATCATACGATGACCATCAATATCATTGTTTTCATTGTAACCGTGGCGGTTCAATGTTTGATTTTATTATTGAATACAACCACTGCAGTTTCCTGGAAGCGAAAAACATTCTTGCAAACAAAGTTGGCGTTCCAGAGAATATTATTAAAGAAGCTGAGAAGTTGATAATAAGATCAAAAAAGGCTGAAGCCACTGAATATATTGTAAAGAAATTTATGAAAGAGAATTATGTTTACACCATCAAGAACGATTTAAAGTCTGAAATGTGGATATATAACGATGGTATCTATATCCCAAACGGCAAATCATTTATAAAGATGTTTTGTCGTGCCATGTTGGGTAATTATTATACAACTCATATTACCAATCAAGTGATATCTAAAATTGAAGCTGATACATTTATTAACGAAGATGTGTTTTTCAATTCAAGAATTAATGATGTCGTTCCAGTAAGAAATGGTATTCTAAATGTTCACACTAAGAAGATTGAGAAGTTTGAACCAACAAAAATATTCTTTAACAAATTCCCAGTTTTTTATGATCCATTAAAAACCGAGTGTCCAAAGATTATGTCTTTCATAAAATCCACATTATATGAAGAAGATGATATCAAAACACTGCAAGAGATCGTTGGTTATATATTATTCGACAAATCCAAATATAAGAAGGGTTTTATATTTGTCGGTGATGGTGATAATGGCAAATCTGTAATGTTGGATCTCATCAGTGAAATGTTTGGCAAAGAGAACATATCCAACGTGTCATTGCAAAGTTTAGATTCTGACCAATTTTCTGCAGCTAATATCTTTAGTAAGGTAGCAAATATCAATGCTGATATAGGAAAAGGCCGGATTAATGAGACAGAGACATTGAAGAAGTTAATATCTGGTGATGAAATCAATGCCAATAGGAAGTTTCTAACGCCTATTAAGTTTCGAAACCGTGCCAAGATGATATTTGCTGCAAATATTCTGCCTGCAACTGATGATGAATCGGATGGATTCTTTACAAGATGGATTATCATAGAATTTCCTTATGAATTTAAACGACAAAATGAGTATGATACCTTATCACCAGAAGATTTATCAAATTCTAAATATAAACTGGCAGATCCATATATATTTGAAAAAATCACTGACGATAACGAATTAACAGGTTTTTTTAATTGGGCACTATGTGGTTTGGCTAGATTGATACAAAATAAAGATTTTACCAAGTCATCATCAGTTGAAAGAATAAAATCATTTTGGATCAGGAAATCATCATCAATGACTGCATTTATCATGGATAGATTAGAATTTACTTATAATGAATCTGACTACATTTTAGCTCCAGATATGCGGTTTGAATATATAGCATACTGCAAAAAACATAAGATAAAATCACAAATGTCCAAAGAGTGTTCAATAATTATGGATAATCACCCTACAAAATATACTACAAAACGTATCGCCCAAGGTTCAGGGATGTTTGATAACAAAAAGGTATGGAGTGGTGTAAATTTTAAATCGGAGATTGAATAAATGTTATATACATGGGAAGACGCGGTAGAAGATGCAAAGCGGGATTTGGGTTATGGTAATGGTTATATCAAAAATTGGGATGCAGTTGTTACTTTGGCAAAAGATTTTATGGAAGAAGAAAGATATGCTCAATATGATTTTTATATTAAATCTCCTGAATGGAAAAAACATAGAAATATTGTAATGGAACGAGATAGTTTCAAATGTAGAATATGTGATAAAAAAGCTGAACAAGTACACCATATTAATTATCATCATTTCACATTTGAAGCTGAAATTCATGATTGTATTTCCGTTTGTAAAGAATGTCATGAAAAAATACATGATGGAAAATTAACAAAAATAGAAGAAGAAAAAATTCAAACAATAATGGATAAAATGGATTATTGAATCCGGAGTTACTAAAATGAGAGTTGCCACGACCCGAGTATTGAACAAAATCCTGCTTGTATTAGAGTCCAACCCAGACGGCCTGACACACACAGAGATTAAAAGACTGACTGGTAATCATAATAGTGTGAAAGACGGACTACTATTTTTGATTAAAGTTGATGTTGTTGAGAAGGTTTGGGTTACAATTGGACAGATAAACGTATACAGGGTGAAAAAATGAATAAGATAATTAAACTGGTATTTATATATATGATATTCGTATTATACATGACAATGTTACTTATTTACAAAATGCTGGCTTATCTGATTCCTGGCCGGTGCGATTATTGTATCCGTCAACGTTGGAATTGGCGTAGAAAAGTTGTTATTGACGACCATGATAAACCAATGGCACTGTGTAAAGCGTGTAAGAAATACGAAATGTTTGGAGGCGAGATGGATGGATCAGAAGGAAGTCCAGAATGAAATATTGAAAGCTTTGAGCTTGATATCCTCAGAACTGGCTGAGGATTACTTGGATAAAGTAATTAATAAGGAGTAGTGATTTATAATGCAAAAACATGATAGTATTGATATTGCCGTTGCATCGGCTTTACTGCAAGAGTCCCCGAAGTTGAGAAAAACAATTGTAGAAAAGAACTGGTATGTCACCATGATAAATGTGTGTGATTATGGTAACAGGACTAAGAAACAGATGGTTATCTTGGACCCAGAAACTCAACAGATATTTGATTTAAAACAACACCGCGCTCATGCTACCAGGATTTATAATGAATACGCAGCCATCCCTGAAGATGAATGGTATTGGTGTTAATTAACAAAACATTTATATATAAGTTATATAATGTATATTCATACGTGCTTCGGTCTTGGAGGTTTTGAATCACCTCTTTTCCTCCAAGATGCGTGGCAAAATGGAGGAAACAAATGGAACCGAAAAAACAAGAAACCAACACTTTCCAGGACATGGAAAACAACACCCCTATTTCTGAGCAGAACGTGTCTGCTACAGGCAACAGCAACGAACCGCAAGCATCGTCACAAGAGATTAGTATGACAGATTTTTCTGACGTGGCTGTTGAAAATCAGAAAGCATATAAGAGACCAGACTTAAACGGGACGGTTGATGTTATAGATATGTTTCAAGTCGAGCCAGCAGATACAACACAAGAACCAGAAACAACAAAAAGTAAAGAAGGCGAGTATTGGAAACCAACCTTAATTCTAACTTATGCATCAAAGAATGAGGATGGTGTTAACAACCATGAGTTCATCAGTGGAGCAAAGGTTTGGAAGAACAGAGATGGACGACCAAGTAAAGACATTAATTTCTACTATGAGGGCGGGGTAGAAAATAAGAATGTATGCTGCATTTTATGGGAAATTGTAGCAGAAGCACTTGATCTTGAACCGAAGCAATTAAGCCCACGACAGTTTGTGAGCTTTTTGAATAGCAAACCTAAGTTCAAGCTGGCTACTTTGAAAGTAGATAACTTCGGTGCAAAGGCAGGACAACCAAAACAAATCGGTAAGAATATGCCGAGTGAACATATTAAGGGTTAACACCCTTAATTTTTTTATTTTAATGGAGAAAATGATGAAGAAAGAAATAATAGGATTAAATTGGTTCTCTAAGTTTATGTTAAAGTATTTGAAGATAGAATTTAATGCCTATCAAGATCCAATCAATATAGATATATTACTTAAATCTGTGAAAGACATTAAAAAAGAGGGTTTTAACCCTGATTTTATCGTGTTTAAGAATGATACTATCTATATTATAGATTCAAACCATTTTGAGGTTGAGATACCTAGATGGGATGGCACTGGTTCAGATTGGATTGGTAATATAACGTAACAAAATGACACACAAAAAACGTGGCAGGCATGACAAAGGTGTTGATGCTTTAGAAGACAGGCTCAACGGTAAACATTGGATAGTGCGTGTTGAAAAAGATAAAGAATATCCTTTCGGACAATTTGACTTACTGGTGACAACTATTAATAATCACAAATGGTATCTTGAATACAAAAGCCGGGACAGTTATGTAAATTTCCGTCACGCCAAGGAACAATTATATCGTGGCACGAAATGGCTCAAAAGTCAGTTCAAGAAACTTGACAGTCCAGGGATATATTATTCACCACAGCGAGTGGTTAAGGTTGCTTATAACGGTCGAACATATCACTCACGATTTGTGTATAATGGAGGGAAAGATGGTAAAAATGAGAATAGAAGGGAAGGTTATCCAAGCTCAAGATAATAAATTAACAATCACTATTTCAGAAGACAATTATGCTTTCTGTGATTTTGAAGATGCAGATGTAATACTTGAATTAGATTATATAGAGAATCCAGATATGTAAAATAGAAACTTAGTATAATATACAATTATACGAATTAATAAAAGAACACAAAGGGCGTAAAGTGACCAGTAGGTGAATAAAATGATATGGTA